CAGGTGCAACGTCAAAATCACCAATTTGACCGTTTTCCTTGCGCTTTACTTTTTCAATGTATATTTTCACAAGGTCGGATTTGTACCTTGTCTTTTGTCCAATGCAACGGTAAACAATTAAACCATTGTACGCTTTATTGAAAAAGTCAGCGGAACCCGAAACGTCATACAACGTCGGCTTTTTATACACCCCATTTTCCGATTCAATTTTTCGCGGGTGCGCAACCAAAAACAAATGGGTGTTTGTTTGTTGAACGAATTGTGTGATTTCGGAAAGTATTTTTCCAATGTAACTAAAATCCCTTTGCGCCGAATGGTCAAGCATGTTAAACGGGTCAATGCAAAAAACGTTGATTCCTTTTTGAAAGACAAGTTCTCGGAACTTATTCAATATGTTTTTAAGTGTCAAATTCTCAAGGTCAATCCGAATCCAATGAAAATGTTCTTCAATGAAATCCTTTGTATTTTCAAGGTCATCATTGTTGCAAAGTTTGTTGTTCAGTTTGTTTGCAATCCTTTTTATATGCCCTTCGTAAGGAAATGATTCCGGCGCAAACATAGCGCAACGGAATCCATATTTTGTCGCAACGTTGCAAAAGATTTGGTCAACAATGTCGGACTTTCCTGAATTAGGAACGCCGGTCACAACTGTCCATTCACCCCATGACATTTTAAAAAACGAATCCGATTCCGCAAGTCCGATTGAATAATTCTGAACGCCTTTTTCATTATACGCCAAAACGTTTTCCCAAATATCATTGACATTCAACACGCCTTCCAATGGAAAGTTTTTCGCGCTTTTTATCACGTTTCGTAACGTTTCAGCACCTTTTGTAGTCAATACCTCGTTGGCGTCTTTAAAGTCCCCAAAATCGACGTATTTGCAACGGTGTTGTCCAAACCGCCTTGCAAGTTCGTTTCGTAATTGCAACCCGGCGTCATCATTATCGGTGCAAAGAACGATTTCGGTTTTGTTTTTAAAGTATTCAAAACAGTTGTCCAAATAATCAAGGCGGGCGTTTCCTTTTGATGCGCCGTTCGGAACTGAACAAACCGAATACAATCCGGCTTCATGTAATGAAAGCGCGTCCATTTCTCCTTCAACAATGTAACATGTTTTTGATTCTTTTATATTATCAATGCCGTAAAAAATAAGTTCAGCACCGGAAGTCATTTTGAAGTTTTTTTCGCCGTCACGAAATTTGACGTTCACAATCTTATTGTCCCGGAAGTAGTTGAAATTTATACAACGACGCTTTGAACCAACTTGCGGCATGTATTCAAGTGATTCACCAATGCGCCAATGAACAAGGGTCGGTTCGGTTATACCGCGCCCGTCAAACCATTTCAATACGCGTTCAGTCACGTCGGCGTTCACTTTTTCCGGAATTATGTATTCCGATTTTTTTTGAAACATTACACCGCCGGCCCAACCGCAATTGTGGCAATTGTAAAGTCCGGTTGAAATGTTAACCGACAAGGATTCGTCGTGTTTGTTTTTTCTGTTGTGTGAACATTTGGGACATTTTGTTTTTATTTCCCCGTTTGTTCTATTCTTCAAATTTATTCCAAGGTTTGCAAGTTTTTCAATCATTGTTTCATTTTAATTAATCCATTGAATAAAAATAGTCACGCGCATAATTATTCAACGGGTGTTCTTTGTTCAGTAGTATTTCACGAAATTCGTAAGCGGTCAAAGTTTTAAAGTGTTTGCACGCCTGAATAAAATCCCAATCTTTCATTGTGTAAAAAATAAAAAAATTAAACAAACCAAAATTCCAAAAAAGCCAATAGGCGTCAAATCAAATTTTTTCATGGCATACAAAATTTATTGCAATCGTGAAACGCCGTTGCAAGATTAGCAAAAAATATAACCCATGTAAAAAAGCAAAACAGTACAAAGAAACTGAATTGCAAAACTTCATTTTTAAATATATTCATAAATCATTGATTTTAATTAAACAACCGTAAGCGGTTTTTTGGTCACCGCCTTTGATTTTTTCATTGTGTTTCAACCATTCTCGACAAATGGTTTTCAGTCGATTTGTGCTGACAAACTTAATGATTTCAATTTCATCAAGTCCAAATGAACTTTTGTTTGTCCCTTGTTTCATGATTAGGAAAACCCAAAAATCCGCCTTGGTTGTTGCAAGTCCACTTCGTTTTCCCCAACATTCAAATTCAATGTAAAGATTCCCGGTGCGGGACGCAATGAAGTCGGTTTTGACTTCAATTTTTTTTCCGGTCAGTAGTTCGGCAAATATGTTTTCGCCCCGTTGTCCGACTTCCAAATCGTAAGCAAAATTGTCGTTTGTTTTCATTTGTATAAGTATTTGAATAGTTCGTTGTATTCAGTTTCGGAAAGCACTTGTTTTAAATTATAGTCATACAAGTTCCCATTGTTTGTTTTCGCCCCGATTTTTTTTCCTTTGTCTTCATACGTTACAAAGTCAATAAGTCCCGAAACCCGTTTGAACGCATTAGGACGCGTTCTAAGCGCGTTTTGCGCCATAAAGCGGTCAACATACTTCACGCCGTTTTTGTCGTTGTTACGCAGCTTTAAAATGCTAAGAAACACGTTTTGCCAAAAATCATCTTGACGCAATTGCTTACAAACTTCATAAACTTCGCGAAGGTTGTATTTGTCAATGCGTTCGATTTTATCAAGGCAATCCAACCATTTTTGTTTTTGCGCCTTGGTTTTGGGTTGATTTCGTTTTGGAAACAATGCAACAAAATGCGGAAACGCTTTTTCAATATGCGGCGGAAAATCTTTCGTTTTTGGATTTTGAGGAATATATTTATTTATTATATTATTTATATTATCTATATTGTCATTATAGTTTATATTGTCATTATAGTTTATATTGTCATTATAGTTTATATTGTCATTATAGATATTTCTTTGTGTCGGATTTTCCGTTGCGGCTAATCCAACGCGGGGTGTCGGATTTTCCGACGCGGTGGGGTCAATCAAATGATAGTTATACCCACGAAAAACACCTTCATTTTTTACAGTTTCAAGGCGAACCAAACCAAAGGTTTCAAGTTCCTTCAGCCGGGCGCGAATGGCATCTTTGCCTTCCTTAAAATTGTTTGCACAAAATGAAATGGTCACCGGCTTGTCGTTGTCATGCGATAGCAAATAACAATACAAACCAACCGCCCCAAGGGAAATGCCTTGAATCCGAAAAATTGAAGTCGGGACGGGTGTGAATATATCAAACCGCTTTGGTTTGAATATCATGTTGAATTTCATTGTTTCGTTGTTTCTTTTATTCTTCCTGAAGGTCGTCAATGATTTCCTTCACCTTGTCGCAAAACATTCTTATTTCGCTGAATTTTGACAATATCATTTCAAATGGAATGATGTCGTTTTCGTACAAATCCCAAAGGATTTCAATCAATAAATCAAATTCAACGCGGGTCATTTTTCCGACGTATTCATAATTGAATACAAACCCCTCGGGCGCGCTTTGCGTCCAACGTATTTTTTGATTTGATTCGTCAAAGTAAACGTTTCGATATTTCATTTTTAAATGTTTTTAACCTTGAAAAAGTACAAATCCAAAACACTTTTGACGTCGTCAAAATTGTACAAAACATGCGTTTCCCAACCGCATTGATTAAGCCATTCCAACCATTGAATTTGTGATTCGGTCGGCTTGTTGCGTCCGACTTTTAATTCAATTGCAAGACCGTTAAAATCACAATTTGTGTTGAAAATCATCAAATCAGGAACGCCGGCTTTTGAACCAAGGTGCTTGAATTTAAATCTTTCAAACGGTGTGCGGCGTCCCTCATTTGGTACATGTGTGAAAATCGCTTCAGGATATTCCCAATTTAAGTATGTGACAACACTTCGTTGAAGTTTGTCTTCTTCACCTAAAAATTTTTTGAAACCTTTCAAGTTGTTTGTTTTATCAAAATTAAACAAAAACATTTTAATTTTGCAAATTTTTTATTGTTTCTTTTAACTTTCCGTTTTCCATTAATAGTTGATTGTACCGAAATGTCAGTTCCTGAAGTGACATTTGTTCGGTCTTTTTTTGAACGTCTTCTTTTAATGTTTCATAAATTGCAAGGAATTTTTCCTTGAATTTTTTGTCGGTGTCCATAAAAATTGGAAAGTTTTTAATCGCATGAATGACCGTTGCATGATTCTTTTTTAATGTCTTTGCAATGTTTGACAAGTTCATATTTGTAAAGTAGAAACAAAGCCAATAATAAATCATGCGCGCTTCAACGAATTCCTTTTGTCTTGTTTTTTTGTCAATATCAATGTCCAAAAATTCATTGATTCTTTTTTTGATTAAGTCGTGTTTTTCCATTTTTACAAAATTAGTGTGCCGTCGTCTTTTACTTCAGCGGTTTGGTGTCCAAGTGCAATTCCCGTTTCCTTATAAAACTTCCAATCGTGAAACGCTTGTTTCCAACCTTCACGCCCGTATTCAATCATTTGTTCACTCATTGCATAAACTTCAACCGAAAACGGGTGTTTGGTTTGTACGGCAATGAATCGGAATTCCGAAGGGTCAATCCCCAACATTTCCGAATAGAACACCGCCTGAATTGGGTAACCAAATTTGTAAACGTCACGACGAAACGCCTTTGGTGAATTGTCTTGACACGTTTTAACGTCTGAAATGAATCCTTCTTTGTAGTTTATAACGTCCGGACGAATGCGAACGTCAACGCCTTCATATTGTTTGTAGTGTGATACTTCAATTTCCCCGGTGCAATACTTTCGCGCCAATTCATGGGAATTGTAATTCCCCGAAATGCTTGAAACAATTTCGTTTTCGTCGGCGGTCAAAAGTATTTTTCCCTTTGACATTTCTTCATGTTTTGCCTTTTCTTCTTTGCCGGCTTTTGTGCGCCCGTCAATCTTTGGCATGACATGAAAATCGTTGATGTATTCCGCCGGTTCTAACATTGCCGCATGTACCGCCGAACCAAGGTTCATTGCTTTTGACGAAAATGCTTGTCGTTGCAAGAATTTTTGAACTGAATTTTGATATATGTATTTCAGTCCCGACGCGCTTATTGCGTCGCTTGAATGATAAACTTCGTTTGTATCTTTTATTTTCTTCATTGTTTGTAAATTTAAAACCCCCCTAATGACCGGGGGGCGTTCCCTTTGATTGCTAAATTAAAACGGCAAGTCGTCGTTGTTTCCTTTGACAACTTGGTCGCTTTCAACCGTTTCAAAACCTTCCGATTTTGAACTTGGTTCCCACGTGTTCAAAGCGGCGTAAGGTTTGCCCGCTTTTGACGTAAGAAGGTCAACATTCAACCAACCGTTTTTATTGTGTTCTTTCACGAATTTCGCGAAGTCTTCAATCTTAAATGAAAGCGAACCAATGACAAAGTCCGGTCGGCTTGGATTTTGCTTTACGATTAAACCGTTTACAAGCGTTTTTGTGTTTTCCATGTGTTAAAAAATTAAAATTAATGTTAAAAATAAATGTTTACGCGCTAAATTTTTGCACGATTTTTTTGCGTTGTTGCGCGCTGACTTCGAATTTTTCAAACACCTTTTTCGCTTGGTGCGGTGTCCCATTCAAAGTTTTTTCCAATTGGTCATTTGAAAGTTTTGGTTTCGCTTGCGGCTTGGTTTGTTTGGATTGATTCTTGACGGCGTTTGCGACTTCTTCAGCCGACGCGATTGACGTGTCAATTCCGATTCCTAAATAACCAAGCGCGCGTCCAAGTGCGGACGTGAAACCATTTTCAACAAATGACGTTTTATTGATGTAAGAACTATCGCGGTATTCTTGCGAATGCGCCGACGCTTTTTCCGCGCCGTTGTCATCTACAATTGTGACTTTGAAAATTCCTTCTTTTTCGTCTATTGAAACAACCGATTCAACAATTGACCAACCTTTGAATTGTGGTTGATTATTAAAGTGAATCAATCGTTCATTGACGGGAATGTACTCTTTCCCCTTGATGTTGATTTTCTTCATTGTTTAAAAATATAAGGCGGTCAAATCCCGCATTGACCAATTTGTTCATTTCATTAATCGTAATCGAACCGGGATTTTCGACACGACTTTTTAAAGTTGGCATTGTACAATCAAGGATTTTGCACACGTCAAAACGTTTCAGTTCCAACCGTTGCAATTCTTGTTTGAAATGCCATTCAAAGATTCCATTCATATTTTCAAAATTTTGAATGATAGTGTTTAATTTTTGAAAAACCAATTCTTGGCTTTCATGCCAATTTTCGGATTGCGTTTTTGCGTTCCTAATTGTTGACAACACTTCGGCAATTTCGTTTCGCGAAAGTGTGATTGTGATTTCTTTTTTGTTCATAATCAAAGCGAATTTACAAAAATTATTTTTAAATAAAAAAATTTATTTTAAAAAAAACCCCCGCATTCAAAATGAAATTGGGGGTCAGCAAACAAGGGAAGGGACGTTTATTTCCTTGAAGTTTCTTTGAACGTGCTTGAAACGTCGTCGTCTTGATTTGGAACGTGCATAACAACCGAAACGGTGTTTGCCTTGACGTTGTATTCCATTGAATCAATCATACATGAAACGGGTTCGTGTGTTGGATATTCGTTTGACACCGGAAGTTTGACGGCATTAAATTCAGAAAACGCAAAAACGTCGCCGCTTGAATAGGTGATATTTGTATCAACTTCATAATAACTTAAAGGAAAACCCAAAACAACGTTGGTGATTTGAATTGGTGTTGTGATTGAATCGTTTGTGACATACCAACCCTCTTTGTCATTAAATATGTCAACATTGCTTACATATATTTTATCGGTGTTTGTTCCGGCTTGATTTGTTGTAACAAACTTTTTTGCAAAGTTTACCCAAATTTTGTTTTTTGGTGATACGGGCGTTTTGTTATTATTGTAGAACGTTCCTTCATATCTTGAAACGTGCGAACGGTAGTCGTTCATTTTT